GAAATAGGACATGTTTGCAATATAGAGTTCTGTATCGACAGAAATTGCCTCTCCCTCGATATCCCTTCTTGCAAGACTCAGATCGATGCGCTCGTTGCCAGATATTTTTAGCTTTTCGAAGTAGTTTCCTGCGTCGAGAATGAATAATTGGGCCGTGAGCGATGCCGTATCGATGCTCTCGAAGATTTTGATTTGTGCAACTAGGTCCAGAATGTCGAAAACTTCACCATTATTGGCCGTCATACGAACATGATTAATCTCATATGAGCCTGGCAGGATTGCATTTGATCCCTGCGATAGCTTATTATGAACTCTGCCTCGTCTTCTATTCGCCATTTCTTAACATTCTCTGAAATTCATCTGCAAATTGCGTTACATATTCTGGTTGAATGACTCTGATTTTTGATCTGGCATCATTCTTTTCTTCGAGATATGCTCGATTGGACTGATAGGATAGCTGTCCTGATTGGACTCCACCTTCGATGAACACTGCATTTGTCTGTATTCTATGCTCTGGATCATCTGTTCGAAAGTAATGATGAGGTGCATCGATATACTTGAACACTTCATATGTACCTACACTATCGTTTGATGTGCCACCAGTGAGTGATTCTGATATTACTCCAGGCTCACCAACGAATGTACCTGTTACGTTTTTGAGTACAATTTGATTCAGGTCGACATCTTTCTTATGCAATGTACCTGTTGCACCCGATGTACCGCCTGTGATTGTCTCTCCGAGCGTGAATCTACCTGCAAGAGAGTTACGATGATCAGTAATAGACTGATCGGTATCTCTTTGAATCTCTGGATTTGTGTTGATTGCAATTCCTGAGTACTCGTTTTCCATATATTGTTGCAATTTCTCTTGGGACATTGGCCATGCTGCTAATCCATCATGCAAGAAATCGTTTGTAATGAAAAATGTCCAGTAATATATCGTTGTACCGTATAATCTTTGCGATACAATATCTGGTCTCTCGCCGTTTTTAACTTCGTAGAATCGATATGCATTGATATTGTCGACAAACGATTGCAATGGACGAACAGAACGATAGATATTAACTACATTCTGAAGTACTCCGTTTCTATCGAAATCGTAACTAATTTTTGGGAATTGCTTAAAGAAACTCATTATCCATCACCTCTGTTGATTGCTGCACTCACAGCTTCTTTCGTATTTGTAAATCCTCTTGCAGCTGCATCTTTTGTGACGTCTAATCCGTATTCTGCTGCTGCAGCCGAATCAACCTGTTCTCCGACAACATGACCATCGGTTTCGTAGTTTGGAATATATGTTAGACCTGCACCTTCGCCATAGAGATCGTCTCTTGTGATTGCTCTGACTTCCTGGAAGGTAAGGTTTAAATCTAATTCTGTTGGTGGTGCGCCTAAATCATCGTTCTTGAAGAATGCATTACCTGTTGAATTAGCCGTTGCAACCATATTTGTAAGATAACATTGAATGATTCTTGGCATATATTGATTTAATTTTGTACCTGTCATGAATCGAATTCTAAATGTTGGAGGATATTTTAACGCTCCTGTACCTGCATTTTTAGGATACATGAACTTTCTAAACTGATTTTCTATTCTATGAATGTCTTTTGATTCTTGTGCAGATGTTGGAATGAGCTTAAAGTTGAATGCAAATGATCTGATTGTTACTCCATCGAAGTTCTGGGTTGTATATGGATTAACTACAAGACCTGATTTGAGCTCAAAAATTGTTGCCGCAGTTCCTGCTCCACCACCAGATGCTTTAATTTTTTTAGTTGTATTTGCAATAAAATCAGAAACACCTAATGATTTTTGGCCTTCTAAACCAATACTTTGTCCAACTACGTTCTGAGATGCTAATTTAGTTTGAGCTACTGCACCTGTCATACCTAAGTTTACAGAGCTATATGTTATACCATCTGATGTTGATATCGCAAGAGGAATAAACATATGAATCTTATGAAATTCATTATCCTCGCTTGTAATACTAAATTCTACGTGAGGATATGGATCATTAGCATCATCTATTTTCTCTCTTAGATCGTTTGGAAATGTGATTATACTCATATGTTTTACCTTTATAAATAACCTATAATATTAATTAATTATAGAACTATTTATATGGCTTACAAAGGTAGATACACAATTCAGAACAAAAAGAAATACCTCGGAGATCCTTCGAAGGTAGTTTATCGTAGTTTATGGGAAAGACAAGCATTTAAATGGTGTGAATCGAATGGAAGAGTTAAATCATGGAACTCTGAAGAGATTGTTATACCATATAAGTGCAAAACAGATGGTAAACTACATCGTTATTTCGTTGATATGTTAGTTGAATTAGCTAATGGAGATATTATATTGGTTGAAATTAAGCCTAAAAAACAGACTGTTCCTCCAAAAAATCCAAAGAGAAAAACAAAGAAATACATCGACGAAGTTACTACTTATATTAAGAATACATCAAAATGGGAAGCTGCACAACAATATGCACAGCATAAAGGTTGGAAGTTTCAAGTGTGGACAGAAGATACTTTAAAGAATTTAGGTATCAAACTACTAAAATCTTGATATAAATAGTAGTATGGCAAGTTTATTCGATACATTACAGGCACAAGCATTTAGAGCAGGAGTAACTCCTCGTTCGAAAGAATCCTTAACATGGTTTCAAAACAATGTTAGAAAGCTTGGAGATGTTAATCAAAGAAAATTATTGAAAGATCCAGCGTTAGATGCTACTAAAAATCCTAAACCTGGCGATATGATGATGTATTTCTATGATCCTAAATTTAAACAAGAATTACCATATTACGATAGATTTCCTCTTACGTTGTTAGTAGAACCTGCAAAGGGTGGATTCTATGGACTTAACTTACATTATTTATCTCCTGGTGTGAGAGCCAGATTTCTTGATGAACTAATGGCATTAGCTCCAAAAACTATGAATGATACATCAAGATTAACTCGTATGAGATATAGTTTATTAAAAGGAGTTAAGAAATATAAAGAATTTCAGCCTTGTTTTAAGCATTATTTAATGGATCATGTCGAATCACAGATTGTAAGAGTACCAATGACCGAATGGCAAATTGCAATCTTTTTACCAACAGAACAATTTAAGAAAGTTAAAGCACAATCAGTGTGGAGATATTCGAGGAAGGCGTACTCAACATGAACACAATCGACAATCTAAAAGCAACTATATCAAAGAAGGGTGGAGTAGCCTTTGCAAACAGATTTCAGGTATTCTTTCAACCTCCTGGAGCAGTAACTCTTAAGAATTTATTAAATTCAGATCCTAAATCATTAGTAGGTGATTTAGCGAAGAATGCAATTTCGGGTGGATCTCCAAAGAATATTATCCCTGATCCAAGAGATATCTCAATTTTATGTGAATCAGTTAACTTACCAGGAAGACAAATTAGTACTATCGATTATCAAGCCGATAGACAAACAATTAAAATACCTTACGGTGTTATCAACGAAGACGTAACAATGTCATTTATTCTTACAAATGATTACTATATGAAGCAATTATTTGACAAATGGATGTCTGGAATCTTCGATGTAGAAAACTATCGTGTAGGTTATAAAAAAGATTTTGTAACTGATGTAGTAATACAACAGCTAAACAAAAATAATGTACCGATTTATTCAGTGCGATTGGAAGATGCATTTCCAGTTACAATGCAATCGATACAATTGGATAGTAATAGTGAAAATACTATTCAAAAATTGAATGTGACTTTGAGTTACGAAAATTATGTACCAGAAGATATAGTAGATACAATTAGAAGTACTGCATCTACTATTGGCGCTGGACTTGGTATTTAATATAATAGGAGAAAATAATGGCTTTACCAAAGTTAAATAATGCACGGTATTCTACTGTGATCCCATCAACAGGTCAATCAGTAGAATATAGACCGTATTTAGTGAAAGAAGAAAAGATTCTAATGATGGCAATGGAGACTAATGATCCTAAACAGATTTTTAGAGCTACAAGCGATGTCATTAAATCATGTGTATATGATGATATAAACGTTAAAGAACTGGCAATGGTTGATATTGAAAGTTTATTTTTAGCGTTAAGATCTAAATCTGCTGGAGAAAAGATCGATTTAAAGGTTAAATGTACTGAATGCGACCAATTAAACGATGTTTTCGTTGATTTAGATGATATAGAACAACCAGATTTTAGTGAAAAAGAAACTAAAATTATGTTAACTGATAGCGTAGGTATAACATTAAGACTACCATCATATGAAGATGCAATGAATGCACAAGATGGAGAGAGTGATATGGATAATGCACTACAGTTAATGGTAAATTGTATTGATACTATTTTCGATGATGATGGTGTATACAATGCAAAAGATGAGAAAAGATCTACTCTTGTAGACTTTGTCGAATCATTGAATAATGAGCAGTTTGGTAGATTAGGAGAGTTTTTTGCCGATATGCCTCAATTGAAATATGATATGGAATATGATTGTGCACATTGTAGTGCTAAAAACAATCAACAGTTGAAAGGCTTACAAAGTTTTTTTACATAGGCCTCTCGCACGATAGCTTAGTTAATCATTTTAAGACTAACTTTGCTATGATACAGCACCATAATTGGAGCTTAACTGAATTAGACAATATGATGCCGTGGGAGAGGGAGATATATGTATCGTTACTCTCTGATTGGATCAAAGAGGAAAACGAAAGAATTAAAAAAGAAAATAGGAAAATGCAATAATGGGAGAAGAAGAAATTAAAAAATCAGGACATCATCCTGCAGATACAAACGGAGATGGAAAAGTGTCTAAAAGAGAAGAAGAAATGTATCTCGAATTTAAACGTAAAGAGCTTGAAGATCAAGATGCAATGCGTGATGCTCAAAGAAAAATGGCTTGGTTTGCACTAGGCGGAATGTTGTTATATCCATTCGCTGTTGTATTGGCAGTACTAATGGGATTAGATTCAGCATCTAAGATCTTAGGAGATATGGCTGCAACATACTTTGTAGCTGTTGCTGGTATCGTAGCTGCATTCTTTGGTGCTCAAGCTTTCTCAGGAAAAAAATAGGAATAGGAAATGGCCGAAGATATACCAGGAAATAGTGGAATCTCAACTGAAAGAACTCTATCTGAAGTAGTTAACGAATTAAAACGTGTTAACGAAAATGAAGAGCTTAGCAGAGAAGTAAGTATCAATAGCCAGCTTGCGATGGAAAAACTTCGCGACGCGTCTACTGATCAATCAACTCGTGCAGCTCTTATCGATTTATTAGATGAGATGAGATTCGCTAGATTGGCTGATCAAGAAGAAGATGCAGAAGATGATAAAAGAGATGAAAAACGTAATGAAATCTTAGAGAAGATTGCAAAATTTACTAGTCTATCTCTTGACGAATTAAAAGATGCATTCCCTGAAGGCACTAAAATGGGTGTTATCATGGGTACTTTATTCCGTACTGCAATGATTGGTACAATTACTGGTATTATTAAAGGTTTAGTTGATTCATATAAATTCCTATTTAAAAGTGTATTAACACCTCTCGGAAAAAGCGTAGGAAAATTTTATCTAACACTTGGAAAATCTATCGCTTCTATTGGTAAAGCTTTCGGTAGATTAACAGGTTTAGATAAGGTTATAGCCAATGCGGTAAAAACTATACGTGCATTCTTCCCTGCAGGTGGAGCTGGTGGTAGCTCATTTGTAGGAACTTTAAAGCGTCTTTTTGATGCTACCAAAGGCATATTCAATGCCAAAATTATTCCAGTTGCTGCGGCTCTTACATCAAGATTTATGAGTTTATTTAAAGCAATTGGAACTCTATCAACTATGTTAGCTGGAATGATGACAGGAACAGTGGTTGGTAAGATGAGAGCACTAAATGCTATTAATGTATCTAAACTAGCAAAAAGCTTTGGCGCATTTGGTGGAGCATTCAAAGCTTTCTTTGGTCCTCTCGATGGATTCTTCAAACTATTTGATAAATCGACCGCAGGATTAGCAGGTAGATTAAACAATGCAGGTAAATCAGTTAAAGCAGTAAGTAACGCTGGTAAAAATATTGGTACAACATTACAGACATTTGCTAAAAGTTTTAAACCTTTAAAATCTGCATTTGAAGTACTAAAAACTATTAGTGGCGCATTCCAAGGTTTAGGTAGAGTTTTAGGTAGATTCTTCTTACCAATCACAGTGATTATGAGTGTTTGGGATGGTATTAAAGGATCAATGGCAGCCATTGATCAATTAGGTGATGCGTCAATGATGACTAAAATATTTGCGGGTTTAGTAGGTGCAGTTGGTGGAATTCTTAAAGGATTAATTGTATTACCTCTTGACTTCTTGAGGAAGGGTATCGCTTGGTTGGTAAGCTGGTTCGGTGAACCTGGTGAAAAACTTGCGAAATACATAAATGAGAATTTTAATTTAGTAAAAATGTTCCAAGACATTATAGATAATATGATTACTGCAATCGGCGATTTGGCTAAGTTAGATTTTAAAGATATTATTAAAAATGTTACACTCACTTTATTAAAAATAGCTAAGAAAGTTGCTATGTTCCCTGCAGCTGTGGCAGCGGGTGGTGTATCAGCTTTGGCGGCTGCTGTACCTGGAGGTAAATCACCAGGTGAAGCATTTATGGAAACTTTCAATTCTATGATGACTGTAGGTGATGATTTTATTGATAGTCTTAAAACTCAGACACCTACAGGAAGCGGTCAAGAAATGTTAGAAGATTCACAAGAAAATGAACAAGGTATTGGTGGAGCAGCTGGTGGAATGCCAACTATAATTACAGATGCTTCTGCAACTGATGCATCAGATAGACGTACAACAAATACAAGTATTAATGTATTCCCAGGCGGAATGAATCAACAACAAGCAACAGAATATTTATTCGGATAAAAAAAAGGGATTCAGAAAGAATCCCTTCAAAAAGTGCCGTTTTGCCCGAGCGCTTTTGAAGATATCTATTTCAATATCCGCGCTCTTTTCAAGACTAAGTCGGTCTTTTTATTGTTATACTATATATAACTTATGATTGCTTAGCAAGCCTATCAAAATAAGAAAGTGTATCTTCCTCTCCATCATCTGAAGCAAAAGGTGATGCATCTTCCGTTGCCATAGTTGGTTCTTCAACTACTGGAGCAGATTCCATTGGAGTTTCCATTGTAATACCTGCATCAACACCTAATACTTTATTAAGCTTAGCTTTTAGTTCATCATATGATTTGTAGTTCTTTGGATCTACGAAATCTTGTAGAGAGTATAGCTTATTGTATACTTCTTCCAATCTTCCTTCATCACCTTCGAACAAAGCACTTTGTCCAGCAAACTCTGACTTATCATAGTTTACCCAACCTTCGACTTTTCTGATTTTAATCTTAAAGTCAGCGCCTTCCCAGAAATCGTATGGATTTACTGGATCTTCATCCGCAAATTGTGGCTGCATTACATCCATGATTTTATCAAAGATCTTTTTACCAAATTTGTAAAGGAAAACTTTTCCTTCATTTTCAGGATTAGCAGGATCAGAAACGACTAAAACGTTTGATACGTAGTGTAAACGTCTTTTCCTATCTCTTGCTGTTTGCTTATCTTCATCTCTACCAGAATTCCATAATACTGAATTGTGTTCAGATACTGGATCTTGCTGATTGATAGAAGTTAAACTATTTTCAATATACCATAGACCAGTAGGACCTTTAAATCCGTGATCCCAATATCTTACCCATGGAAGGTCTTCACCATCCTTTGCGGGAAGAAATCTGATTACGGCATAACCATTTCCTGCTTTATCTCTAGTAGGTTTCCAGAATCTATCATCTCCATAAGAAGCTTTAGTTTCTGTTTTTGTGGATACTGCTTCCGCAGCCTTTACGAGTTTGTCGATTGACGAGCTTCGTGTGCTCTTAAGATTTGCAAATGACATTATATTTCTCCTTGTATTGCATTGTATTTACTGAATTATCCACTTTATTCATAATATAGCAAGTGTAAACTTTTCTATCATAAGCCTTTGACACTTATCTCTAGAAAAGT